AGCAGGACTACCTAGTGTGCCTTTGTAATCTTGGGGCTCTCCTTGATATCCATCTGGAGTATTTGCCCATTCATCAACTTCTTGTTCTTCAACACTGCCTTGCAATTGATTTAGCTGCTCAGGAGTAACCAATGCAATTAGTGTTCTCATGCCGTCATTTGGCTGTTCTTGCACCGGTGTGTCTGACTTTGCAACTCCTGCCAGTTTAATTAAGTCATTTAGATCCATAATCTTTACACCTTGTATTCTTTTTGTAATTCGCTCTTTGGAGCATTTTTTAGCATCTTTTCATTATATGCATCACCAAAATGATCTTCTACTTTGATTTTTTCAGCTTCACTATAATCTGCGTCTGCTAGTACGCTAGTTGGCTCACTGTCATCATCCTCTGATTCTTCAATGTCCCATAATTCTTTTGCTTCATTCATGTTGTTTACAATCATTGAACCTAAGTTGCAACCACAGATGCTTGCAATTTCTTCGTGCAGACTGTTAGGGGTTGCTGGTAATTTAGTTGTAAAATCATAAATGTAAACTTCTTGTGCACCTACATCTGCAAAACCACGTGGTTTGTGCATAACTGTTTTCTTAGGAGCACCCATGCTTTCCATGGCATATTTTTTCATATGTGTCTCGATACGATCCATATGTTCATCTGAAATCTCATTCAGACTGCGAAGTCTGAACGCATATGTTTTTTCAGATTCAGCTAGATATTGTTTCAAACTTTTCATCGCGATTTCCTTAACTGTAGTTATTTATCCGTTTGGCCCATTTTAGCAATCACTGCATTTATTAATGCATTGCGATCTTCGAACTCTTCTGCTTCGCCTTGTATACCAACATCTCCACGAGATTTAGATTCTTGTGCATCAAATTTGGCTTTTTGTAGTTGTAGTTGTACCATTTTGAGCTTTTTATCCATCTTAGCAGTTTTAGCAGTAATAGCATTAGTCATCATTTTGCTTGCTGTATCAAATATAGCTGCGGCATGACGGTCTTCTACGTTTTGCCCTAAATCCATTAAGTCCTGAAATGCATGCATTGCTTTTTGTGCATAATCATCCATATCTTTGTCAAGTGCATCTAAGTCTTTAACCATTGGCAGAGCAGCATCAATTTTATCTGCTACCTCCAACTGTTGTTGTAACTGTGCTAGATCTAACCCTGTTTCTTCTTGCTGTATAGGTTCATCGTTGTATTCTTTTTCCATTGGAGGTAAATCAAATACATCTTCGATTTTTTTGTTCATGTTTATTTCCTCTTTCTGGGTTGGTTGAACAATTCGTTTTCTGTTAGCACCCTAAATCCAACTCCTTGTCTATCGCAAAATACTTTAGCGGCTTGCCATTTAGCTTCGTTTACAATAGCTGCGGCTTTTTGTGCAGTACTTTTTGCATGCGACAATGTTTGTCCAGCAGGTTTAATCTCAATCATTTCTGCTTTTCTGTTCTTAAACTTATCTTCATATACTATAAAAAAGTCTGGAACATAATGTGTGTTTTTTCCTGTTGCTGGGTTTCTGTAAGGTATTCTATGTGCTTCGCTTGCCCATGCAAGTATATTAGGATGTGTATCTAACATACGCATAAATTTTAATTCCCATCCACTACGATAACGTGGACGGTGTTTACCCACATATTTTTGTGGGTTTTTTACTTCATATATACCTTGTTGAAATTTATGTGCCATTCTAACAGTATTTATCGATACTATTAAGAGGCCGGAACCACGTATGTCCTGCCATCGATATTACGCAACACTTCTCCAGTTTGTAGTGTGCCAGTAAATGGTCTAAGTCCTTGTGCTTCAGGAGTTTGTGTAGAAGTTGCGGCTGTACCTGTTGACACAGTGCCACTATTACCAGTTCTATTTGCTACAGTCCCAGCTTCACTACCGCCTGTTGCTGCTTGAGCTGCGGCATTTGCTGTGCTAGATGCTGCTAACGGTTTAATGTTAACATGCTCTGGTTGAAATTGAACATTATAAGTGACAGGATTGCTATCGCTATAATCTAATCTGTCATGATTAACACTTGTCATCATACAATTGTGTAAATGTATAGATCTGCCACCTTGTGCAGTATCTTGTTGTTTAATAATAATTTCTTGAAAGAAAAATCTTTGACTATGAGGAACAGATTGTGCGCCAAAGTCTTGTCCCGCACCTGTGCTAAATTGCGGAGTTATAACATTATAACCAGCTAGTCCTTCAAGCTCGTGTCCATTGAAGTAGTGTCTAGCATATGCCATGTGTAAAAAATTAAATTGATTATCTTTAGTATCATAAAAAATAATACTAACAGGACTAGTATCCATTCTAGTAGGAACATATCTAGGTCTGTTATATTGATTTACTCTAACAACATTATAGTCGTAGTCTGGAAGGCCTACACTTGAAACTCTATCAAATGTAAAGGCTCTTCCAAAACTTTCGTCCATTAGCGGGATTGATTCGTTTAATATAAAATCAACGCTGTAATTATATTTCAGTCTTGGTGCACCTAAGAGTACATTACTTCCGTGCTGAATATTAAATTTATCAGCGGCAGCATTATAAGGGCCGGTATTGCTAATCAATCCCATTAGTTATGTCCTATTAGGTACCAGCGCCTGTTGCGTTACTACGAGTTTGATCAGGTGTTGCGCCTGTTAGCGTAGCGTTACCAGCTGCATCATAAATTTCAGCATTATCGTAGCGTACACTTAATGTAACTTGTACTTGTTCACTACTATTATATGCCATATCACCATATTGAACGTTTGCAAGATAGCAACCTGCTAGTTCAAATGTATCTAGTACACCTGGTGATGGGTTTGCACCATCTAAACTTTCAACAACCATTTGGAATTTATAACCACTACCTGCTCTTGGGCTTGATTGGTTAGCATGATCCACTTGGAAATTTAATTGATTGTTGATTTCTTTTAATACCGCACTGTCAACATCGTCTCTTAGGACCACTGTTACTGGATCCCACGTATGTTTACCTGCTAGGTAAATTCTTGAATTATATGCGTCTACAACTACCTCATCGTGTGTAATACTTGGTCTAGTTACACTAATAACACTACGAGTTGGAGTACCACTGAATGCTTCACCAATGAAAGTTACTCTAAAGCGATACTGTAGTTTGGGCATAATTGTTGTTGTGTTTCCTTGATTATCGGGAACGCCTAAAGTTGTAATTACTGCCATCGAAATCTCCTCTTAATACCGGCTAGTAGTATTTATTATTTCTAGTCAAAAAATTAGGCGCCGTATGACGCCTAATTAAGTATTATGTTAATTTTTTATTAATTTGTCTCTGAAAGAGCACCTGTATTAACCAATCTGATTGGAATGTAAATGAATTCTGCTGCTTTTGCTGGTTCGATAGCAACATCAACATAAAATTCATTACGATCAATTCTTGCTGGTGTGTTGTTTGATTCATCACATACAACTGCAAAGTCGTTTAGACCTCTGCGGCTTAAGATATCTGCTAAGAATCTTTCAAATGCAATTTTAGCTCTTGCTCTTGTTTGTGCATCGTTGATTTCAAATAAGAACGGACGAGCTAGTTCATCAAAACGATCTCTTAGATATGCAACAAGTCTTGCAACGTTAACACGATCTAACGCACTTGTAGTAGTGTGTAGTGTTTTCTGACCAAATACAATTGTACCTTGTCCAACAAATGTTGTAATCGGGTTTAATTTAGCTGTATACATTGCATCACGCTGTCCTTGACTTAGTGCTACTGCTTTAAACTCGCCTTCAGTTGTAACATAACCAACGCTAGTTGCGTTTTGCACAACACCACGTGTTAGACCAGCTGGTGGGAACCATTGGAAGCTAATGTTGTCGTTATATGCATATGTGTATAGTGCCATATGTGAAGGAGGAACAACAACTGTGTTACCATTTAATGGTTCAGTTGTTTGACCTGCTGGATAGTAAACTGCGCTGTATGTATTGTTTGTTACCAATCCATCTTCGCCATTTTCACTTGCAACATTTCCGTTTTGAACCCAGTTAATAACATCAGTTGGGTTTTTACGAAGTGGACTATCAACAATAATAAATGCTGTTTCGCCTCTGTCTGCGTTAAGGTTAACCATTTCGTCAACTAGTTCTGGATAGTTAGGTGCTGCAATTAAGCTAAAGCGGAATTGTGGATCACGTAAATCTGTACCTGCCGCAACCGCTTGCATTGCTGTTGCAATAACACCACGCTGTGCATAGCGACCAAACCGTCCGCTGCCATCTGCGTGATTAGCTGCACCATTTCTCCATGCACCTGCTACACTGTTGTATTCTCTTACAGTATTTTTACTTTGTGCCATGTTAACTGCAATCATACCGTTTGGATATAACGCTGGGTTAGGACCACCTGTAATAACTGTTGCACTACCACCATTACTTGTGTCAGCTGCTGTATCAGTGATGTCATCAAAAAGAACACCAGTTGTAGTAGTTTGGTCTGTGTTGTCATGTGCAATCCATGCTGCACCATTCCATACATTAATTGCAGGATAAGCACGTTCGTTTGCCATGTTTTCACCTGCGTATGTTGTGTCAATCCAAACATCGCCTAATACTGCACCTGTTGGAGCAGTTGTACTATATGTAGGAGTTACAGGTGTAAATCCGCCTGGCTGTACTGAATATACATCCAATGCGCCAATAGTATTATCATACCAGTATGTACCGTTCGCAGGAGTTCCTGTAGGAATGTCTGCCATTGCTAGTGCTGTTGTATAAGAACCTGCTGTAAGGTCTGTGCCAACTGCACCACCTGCTGTTATAGGTCTAATAATAATAACTGCGGCTGTTGCTGCTTCTTGATCAAGTAAAATATTCCCAACAGAGACACCGCCTGCTGTTAGTGCTGTTGTACTTGAGCCATCTTGTGCTACAAAGTCACCAATACCAGCAGCACCTGCTGTTTGTGTAGTGCTAACACCTTCTACTGTTAGTGGTGTAAACATGTTAAATGTTGAGTCGTAACTGTATAGGGCTAAGTTAAGACCATTACCTGGGCGTGTTGTTTTAACCCAAATATCACCATTGCTAGGTCCTGCTGGTGCATTGTAGTGTGCATCCCATGTTACTGCTTCGCCTGTACTGATACCTGTTGATTGATCAACTACTTCCCATGCGCCACTAACACCGTAAAAATATTCTACTGACATTTGACGTACTGCGGTTACACTTGTTTCGTTGTCAACGTGTACAACTGCAAGGAATGATCCGTTTACTACTGTAGTTGTTGGTGTGTGTACACCACCTGCAATGTCTGAACCATCGTCTGCGTTAACTTCAACAAGAGGTGTTTGTTCAACCCACTTGTTTGTTGCTGCACTCCATTGATGAATACCAAACTTTGATTCATCATAGTCCAGCCAAATAGTATTAGCTGTTGACCACTTTGCTGTTGGTGCAGTTGTTGTTGCGTTTAATTCATTTAGATCTAAATCTGCACGTACAATGTATGCTTGATTGCCTTGACCTAAGTAACTGTATGCAGCCATAATACCATATTCACTGGTTTCGCTGCCTTGTACTACTGCTGATCCATCCATTGTAAATGTTGGATTACCAAAATACTGTGTAAGCTCACGCTGGCTAGTAACTTTAATTACTTCACCTGCATACTGACTTTTTGTATACTTGGCAATACCGTCTGCTTCACTGCCTGTCGGATCTGTTTTGTCTTGATGTGTTGCTACCAATAGTAGTGGTACTGTGCCGGCACCTGGTGCACCGTATGCACTTTCATCTACTACTTGGACCTCAACACCTGGAGATACTAATGCCATATTCTTGCTCCTCTGATAAAAGTATTTGCTAAAACTATTTACCAGAGTTGCTATATATCAGGGGGGATATAGAGGTTAACCACGTAGTTAATTAACTAGCACTGTAGCTATCAATGTGACTAATAAGAGCATGTACATTAAATTCTAAATCTTCTAATGTACCGTTATTATCAATAGTAAAATCTGACATCCATTGTTCAAGACTCATACTGTGTTTGCTTTCAGGTGGCAAGTGATCACTACGGTCTACCCAAATGCAGTAATCAAATACACCAGTATTCTTCATTGCATGGAATTCTTTTTTATTTCGTAACCCACAATAGATATCATGTGCTGAAAAAATCTCTCGTCCTAATCTAGCAGGATCTGGAACATTGTAATCACAAATAGCATCATACCATTCTTTACGATGATTGTGCCTGTCTGCATAACATTCTACTTCACTTGAATATCCGTATTTGTCTTTTAAGTCGTTATAAATGAACAACTTACTGCAAAACTGACTACTAGATTCAAAACTATAACCATACTTGTCTCTGAGAATTTCACAGACAGTATCTTTGCCATGGCGTCCATGACCAATCACTAACAACTTTAATTTCATATTTAGATAATAATAGGATCAGGCATATTTGTCAACCTATAATTATACCAAGACCTGCTTGGCCTTCTGCATAATATTTTAGGTCATCTTCAAGTTTATCAATAGTTGCTTGCGCATCCATACGTAATGCGTCTGCGTTTAAACTAGTTCCACCTTGTGGCCCTGCAATAGTATTAAACTTACCACGTGCTTCAGCAAGCATTAACTTAGCATGTGCTAGTGCATAATCTTTTACCCACGGACTACTGTAAGGATCTGTTAATAGTTCTTCGTCTGTTCTATATTTGTAAACATGCAAATAAACAGTGTCAGCGGCTTTAACTTTTCTGTGTAACAATAATTTTTTAGTTACAGTATTCCAAGTAAATGTATAATTTTCTCCAAACAGTCTACCCAATGTTTCTCTGTTCTGTGCTAAGAAATCATAAGTTGCCATGCCGCCTGCACGACCACTGTATAATAGATAATTATTCAGATATGCAGTTTCAAATGGCTCAATGTCTCCACTACTCGCACTATTAAGTGTACCGCTACTGCGTCTATAAACATCGTAAACATCGATAACATCACTGTCTAGTGTATATTCAGCAATATCTTCTTGCAAGTTTAAGGTAACAAAACTTTCTTCGACAGCGTTTTCACTACGCTGTCTATATTTTTCAAAACTTTTCTTAATAGC